TCATAGCGTGGTGTGACCCCTCTACAAGCGTCAAAATGGGCGATACGCTCGTTGTAGGGACAAACAGGTACGATGTACGCTTAATACAAGATAACTCCTTTATAGGGGCAAATAAGCACCTCCAACTTATATTAGAGAAAGCTCAAGAAAACTAATATGGCAGTAAGCATGAAGATAGACAGTGAGAAACTGACAAGGGCAATCCAAAAGTTTCCCAAAGAGGTAAAAGACGCAACTGACATTTTTCTAGTGAGGGCTTCTTCATTCTATAAGCAATCTATCATGCAATCGCCTTGGAGGCTTAGAAGCTCAGGTGGTGGTTCTCCACTCGATTCAGGAAACCTAAAGAAGTCACATGAGTATAAGATAGAGCCTTTTAAATTAGTGATTAGTGTCAACGAGCGAAAGTCACCCTATGCAAAGTTCGTACATGACGGTACTTATAAAATGCAAGAGCGACCGTGGCTTGATTACGCAGTAAAGACACAAGAGAATAAAATAAACTCCGAGGCAAAGAATTTTCTCAAAACGATAACAGACAAGCTCGGCTCATAATGGTATAATACAGATACATGATAGAAACACTCATCACAGAAATACAAACAGCTTGCGAGGCAATTCCTAACATACAAGAGGTATATTCTTACCCTTTACAAGATGACCCCCGAGAGTACCCTGCGATCATCGTATACCCAACAGGCGTGCAGAACAGTTTTGAAACTAATCAGGAAAACTTCAAGATCTATACCTTCTCTATGTTCGTTGTGGTAAACATTGCAGGTGCAACAACTCAACAGGTGTACCAAACAATATTGCCAAAAACATTTGACGATGTAATGCAATACTTTGATACAAACTGGAATCTCAACACAATAGACGGTCATAGAGTATGGGCTAAAGTATCAGCTAATACTTTTGGACTTTCTATTGAGCAGAAAAACAAAACAGCATTTGTTGATATGACCTTGGAAATAAAAGCGCTTACAAACAACTAAGCGTGGTATAATACAGGGAAGTATCGCAACATAGATACAATTAAAAACTAAACAAACTATTATGGCAGAACTTATTGGAAAACAAATTGAGCTCGGGATCTCCGTAGAAGCAACACGAGGTACACCCGTAGCGACAGCATCAAAATGGGTGAAAAATGTTAGTGCTGATGTAATGGCACGAGCAGAAAAGGTTATTGACGATAACTCTCAGGGAGTTATGGAAGACTCAACCAATTCAAGAGTTATTAAAAAGTGGTATGACGGAGACATTGCAGGTATCGTACACGCCGATGTTGTAGGGTATCTATTCTTTAATGTGTTCGGACAGGTAAACACAACAACAATTACGGGTGCAGTGCGAAACCACGCATTTTCTATGTTGCAAAATATCCTACACCCTACGCTTTCTCTTATTGCTAAAGACGGAGGAGTATCACAAGAAGTATTCGATACAGGAGTTGTAAATACACTAGAAATTACAGCATCAACTGATGACTTCGTACGATTCTCATCAAATCTTATGTTCGCAGAGGGAACAACAAACACAGATACAGCTTCATATGATACAGAATATGACTTCATCGGAAAAGACATAGCTATCAAAATAGCAGCAACAGAGGCAGGACTAACTGGTGCAACAGCAATCAAAGCAAAAGAAGTTGGTATCACTTTTGATACTGGAGCAATCGCAGACTTCTCTTTTGGTTCATTCTCACCAGATAACTACAACTCAAAGCTATCTATCAGTGGAAACATCACAAAGAATTATGTAGATGACACTTTCAAAGACTTGTTTACAGCAGACACAGCAGTCTACATGGAAATCTCTATTGTAGGAGAGCCTGTCCTTGAAGGGGCAAACTCACCAAGAATTGTTACTCTACTTAACAAAGTACAAATTCAAGGTTGGGAACGCTCAGGAGGTAATGATGACCTCGTTACAGAGGAAATCGAATTCAAGGCTTTCTACAACAACACAGACGCAGAAATGGCAACAGTATCAGTACAGAACTTAACAGATGTTTACGAAGTATAATTAAACTAATATGCAACTGCAACTCAAAGAATACGAGGTAGAATTAAAAGACGAAATTACTTGGGGGGATTCACAGAAAATTGAAGACTCTATTATTTCTTCTGCAAAGATGAAAGGAGATAAGACTGGGGATATGAAGTTTGATTTCGATGGTTCAGCTATCTTGAGAGCGAAGTACATTGCCATGAACTGCGTAATAATTAAAATTAAGAAAGGTGACGAGGAAGTCCCTTTCACAAATGGCTGGGTAGATAATCTTTCTGTCTCAGACGGAAACAAACTCTACGCAACAGTAGAAGAAATCACTAAAAAAAAATAGTAACAGAGGGTTATATCCTAAAAGGACAACTACAAGGCAAAAGGAAATTAGATAAGATAGTTGTTATGGAAATCTTATCAAAAACTTATGGATGGACTCCCAACCAGATAAAGGAAACAAGCATGGTCGACATTCTCCAATATTTAGACATTATAAAAATGAGAAATAAATTGGAGGAGGCAGAGCATAAAAAAATAAAAAGATAATGGCAACAAACAATCTAAGCATCATACTCGACCTTAAAGACAATGCCTCGAAAGAGTTGCAGAATTTTGCTGGTAAAGTTAAAGGAATGGAATCTACATTTAAAAAAATGGCAGGTTTCGGTACTGTTGCTTTTAGTGCTATTGCTGGTTCAGTAGCTTTTGCAGTAAAAGAGTTTTCTAAGTTTGAACAAGCTGAGGTAGCTTTTACATCAATGCTCGGCTCGGCAGAGCTCGCAAAAGAAATGATTAAAGACCTTGCCGAATTTTCAGCAAAGACCCCTTTTCAGTTTGAAGACATTATTGACGCAACACGAACTCTCCTAGCCTTTGGAATAGAAGCAGAAGATGTAGAAGACAAATTAAAGTTCCTCGGAGATATTTCAGCAGGTGCTCAAATACCACTGGCAGACCTCTCTCAAATTTTTGGTAAGATAACAACAAAAGGAAAGGCGATGACCGAAGAAATAATGCAACTTTCCGAGCGGGGTATTCCTGTTATAGATGCCCTAGCAGAGCAGTTTGGTGTTACAAAGGAGGCAATCTTTGAAATGGCAGAAGAGGGAGAGCTAAGTGCGGAAGTTGTAGAAACAGCACTATTGAAGATGACCACAGAGGGAGGTATTTTTCAAGACCAGATGGTTAAGCAATCTCAAACAGTAGCAGGACAATTCTCAACAATGAAGGACAACATGACACTATCTATGGTGGCAGTTGGTGCAATGTTTGCAGACGAGTCTGTTGTTATAATCGAAGCTATATCAAAAATATCAGGTGCATTTAGGGGATTTGCCGAATCAGGAAACCCAATGATAGAGATAGCGATTAAACTCGCCTTACTATTCACAGCGTTAATAGCAGTGATTGGCTTTGTGGGGCTAGCAGTTATTGTTGTTACTAAGTATTTTGCATTATTGGCGGCCGTATTTAAAATAACATCAGCAACACTAGTTCTTATGATGCTCAAGTTCTTGTTAATAGTAGGAGTAGTTGCCATAATTGTCGCATCAGCATGGTATTTGTATCAGAATTGGGAGCTAGCAGTAGGTGCAATGGCGATAGTGTTTGCCTCAGTAGGAAATGTAATCAAATCAATATTTGAAGGTGTAATTAACTTTATTATAAGTGGTATAAACATTGCTATAGATGCACTCAATAAGCTTATCCGACAGCTTGAGAAAGTTCCAGGAGCGGGTAAAATTGGAATCTCACAGCTATCTCGTGTCGAAAATGTTGGCCTTGACCAAACAGACACGGGAGCTATGTATAATGATTTAATAAACACACCTAAACCACGAGGAGGGACTGTAGTAAACATCACAGGGAACTCATTCATGGGAGAGGACGACATGGCAGAAAAGATCGGAGATAAACTCATGAGCATCGTTAAGCTAAACGCACAAGTATGATAATTAACATAGGAGGTGTTGATAGGACGTCATCAATTCTCCTATCATCACTCAAAATATCAAATAAGATAAACAACCGAGTAGACTCGTGTGATTTTCGCATTAAAAAGCAAAGTGATAAGACATACAAACCACAATTAAATGATGAGGTAATTATCACCAACGACAGTGTGATAATCTTCGGGGGTGCAATCGTAAGGATAGACGAGTCAGCGAACGCAGGGAATCAATTAGTGTTGAAAGTCCAGTGTTCAGACTATTCTCAATACCTTAAAAGAGAACTTGTCACTAACAGGTATGAGAACACGACACTCATAGCGATCGTCAACGCTCTCGTAACAGATTTCACAGATGACGGATTTACCACAACAAACGTAGTACTTTCTAAAACGATCAAATCATTTTCTTTTAATGGACTCACTGTTACAGAATGTTTAGACAAGCTCGCAAAGTCTTTAAACGCTTATTGGTATGTAGACTACCAAAAGGATATTCACTTCTTTGCTCGTAACAAAGAGGAAGCTCCTTTTAATATAACAGATACATCAAAGAACTATTTTTATGAGTCACTCAAAATCACAGAGGACATAACACAACTGAGAAACAAAGTAACTGTGAAAGGTGGAACTAATCCGAGCTCAACGCCCCGGACTGAGACGACAGTATGTCAAGACGCCGACCAAGATGTATACCCATTGGGTTATAAGTTCGCAGGAAAGCCTATCGTAGAAGTAAACAATGTTGTTCAAACTGTGGGTGTTGAGTTCCTAGACGATAACGCTAGTTTTGATGTTATGTGGTCATACCAGCAGAAGTACATACGCTTCACAGCAGGAAACTTTCCAAGCGTTGGGAATGTGCTTGAGGTAATAGGTAATATTGAAATTCCAGTTGTGGTAAGGATTTCAGATGACGAAAGTGTTGCGGAATACGGTATCTTTGAGTACCAAGTATCAGACCCTACTATCTCAACAAACGATGAGGCGATCGCAAGGGCTTTGGCAGAGCTTGATAGTTTTGCGAGCGAACTCCACGAGGGGACTTTCAGCACAGCAAATCATGGACTCAGAGCTGGTCAGCTACTAAACATCAATTCTGCGATACGAGAGAAAGATATTAATATTATAATTCAAGCAGTCACAGCAAAGCCGATTGACGCTTTTGGAGAGCGTGTTGTTTATGATGTAGACTTTGCAACGGTAAAGACGTTGGGGATTATCGAGTTCCTACAAAACTCACTTATTAACGAAACCATTACGGAGGACGCACAGGAAACTCTGCTCACCTTCGTAGAGCAAACACCAGAGAATATCGCTGTAGTGGATACTGGCGTGCAATCAGTAGAGCAAAGTACAGCACCTTATAAGTGGGCTGCGAATGATGCAGAAGATAATCTCGACACCTTTGTTTGGAATTATGGAACATACTCGTAGACCGTGGTATAATTGTACTAATATGATTAAAGAAAACTCCGAGACAGAAGGAAAATTTAAAATAACCTATCTCAACTCAAAGGGCGAGGTTATTCATGTCACTGATTGGCAAGAAAACCTAGTAGTTTCATCTAACGGATATGGAAGAAACTTGATCGCAAGACAGCTTGCTGGAATCATAGCAACACCTATTTCAATCACACAGCTTGCCCTGTCAACAAACGCTACAGCTCCAAGTGTTGCGGATAACACACTCGGGGGTACACAATTTAATACCGATGTACAATTTATCACTGTATCAACAGTAGGTCAGGCAAATGTTATCGACTTTTCAGGATTCTTCACAGATGCGGACTTGCCAAACAACACCTATAACAAGATTGGTGTAAAGATGGGAAATCTTCTTTTGACAAGTGCATTGCTCGACACTCCAATCGTAAAGGATACAGGAGAAAACTTTAGAATTGATTATAAAATTAACTTAAACTAATATGGCTATTAATGTCGGAAGTAACGCACTCGCTAGTGACTTCATTGTAACAAGTTCAGGAGGGACAAGTAGCGGAAAAGTACCAAAGCTTGAAAGCGATGGGCGAATATCAAACACATTCTTCAAGAAATTTAAGATTAGTACAGTGACGTCTTACTCAGTCGAGATTGCTCTTAACTTTGCTAACTTTGAACAGTATGAGGCAACTGCACAAAATCACGCTGTATCTTTTGCAACACCAGTCAATATGGGAATAGGGAGAGAGATGACGGTTTCCTTAAAGATGGTAAGTGACAGGGCATATTCTGACACCGATAACTTTTTCTACACAAGCACTCCGCCAACTACCCTAGAGAAAGACTATGTATATCTTTTCACTATAAAAAGGATATCATCTTCTGGCTATGCTGTATCTTGGTCGAGGTATCTATATATAAACAAGTCGATTAAGTTTGTTGGCTCAAATACACAAATAGGTTCAGTCAGCTCGACTATTAGCTTAACTGCACTTACTGGAGGAATCGGATCATCAGCAATCGAGGGGGATATTGTTATGATTCTAGTTTCGTCTACAGACAACGCCCAAACCATATCAATGGTAACAGGAGGGTTTACACAATTAGACATTCAACGAAACTCTAACGATACAAGAAATACAGCCTCTGCTGTTTTCTATAAAGTCATGACTGGATTCCCAAATGCGACAGTCAACGTCTCATCGACAGGAAGTTATGCAATTATTGCTTATGTACTGCGAGGAGTTAATACAAGTACCCCTACTGAATCAACAACCGTTGGAACGACAGGAGTAGACTCAAACCTCGTAAATAGTCCTGCTATTTCTACTCCAACAACAAGTGGAGCATATATCCTTACACTTGGAGCAGGTTCAAGTGATACGAATGCAGCAACTAGAACTGGTACTCCTTCAGGCTTTACTAATAGTGTTTTTATAAACTCACAAGTTGGAAATGTTGTCCTTGCTGTTTGTGCATCAGCAAGATGGACACCAGAATCTCCGGCAGGCGTAATTAACCCTTCAAATTTTTCCTTTTCAGACGGTGGCTCTAGTGAATCTTTTTCGGCGTTTACCATCGCGTTAAAGCCTGCCGACGAATAGGCTCTAAACAAAATATGGTATAATACACTCAATTATGGCAACTGACTGCGTAGAACCAACAACACAAAAGAATACGCCATACAGCTCTCAAAATGACCCGTACACGAGCGTAACATCTAATTATGGGGATATATGCCTTAATTACTCTATGAGGGTATTTCAGGACGACTCAAGGCACAAGTTCATGAATGGCGACCAAAAGATAGATAACTAAATATGGTATAATAAAGATATATGGCGTATAAAAAATTAACAGACCTCACAGAAATAGTTTCAGTAGACGATGCAGACCTTTTAGAGATTGTAGATACTTCTGATACCACGCAAGACCCAGCAGGTTCTTCAAGGAAAATCACCATTCTAAAAATGCGTGAAATATTTGGCGACCCCGAACCTACTAACTGGGGAACTATAGGGGGAACGCTTTCTAACCAAACAGATCTACAGAATGCTCTTGATGCAAAACTAACAGCCAACACAGCTAATGTAACAAGTGCAGGAGCTCTGATGGATTCAGAGGTCGTAAACCTTGCACAAGTAAAGGCATTTAATTCGGCGAGTTACGCCACCTCGGCTCAAGGAGCTCTCGCCACGTCAGCCCTTCAAAGCGAGGTCGATCCTGTTTTTATAGCTTCACAGGCTTTTAATATAGACGCTGGGGACATAACGAACCTAAGCAACCTATCAGGAGTAAACACTGGCGACCAGAATCTTGCACCTTATGTTGTTTCAGTCAAAGGCTCATCTGTCACCCCTCCAAACTTCGTCAACTCAACCGAGATTGATTGGACGGTATCAGCAGGACTTGTAACTCCTTTTCTTGTAGCAGGGTCAATAGACGAATCAAAACTCGATGCAAGTGTAAACGCTTCGCTCGACTTGGCGGATAGTGCAATCCAAGACATTTCAGGAAAACAGAACACTATAACTCTCACCACTACAGGAACATCAGGAGCATCCACTCTAATAGGCTCTACTCTTAACATTCCTCAATATGCAGGAGGTGGAGGTGGAGATGCTTTAGTTGCTAATCCGCTATCGCAATTCGCCTCAACTACTTCTGCACAACTAGCAGGTGTAATATCAAACGAAACAGGTTCAGGATCTTTAGTGTTCGCTACCTCGCCAACACTTGTAACTCCGGTGCTTGGAACGCCTGCATCTGGAACGCTTACCAACACAACAGGGCTTCCGATCGTGGGAGGTACAACAGGGGTACTTTCAGTAGCACGAGGAGGAACTGGTGCAGATAACGCTATAAATGCAAGAGGAAACCTTGGACTCCAAATAGGGGCAGATGTTCAACCCTATGACGCTACGCTCATGGCACTCGCAGGGCTCAACACTGTTACAGGAATGGTCGTGCAGTCAGGAACAGACTCGTTTACCAAAAGAACTCTCACAGGGGTTTCTAATAAAATAACTGTAACGAACGGTACCGGAGTATCGGGGAATCCTACCTTTAATGTTGGGTCAGACATTGTGCAACTCACAAGTACGCAAACACTCACCAACAAGACTCTCACCTCGCCAACCTTGGTGACTCCTGCTCTCGGAACTCCTGCATCAGGGGTACTCACAAACGCAACTGGTCTTGTCGCAACTACAGGACTGACCGCTACTGGTACAAAAGACGCAACCACATTTTTGCGAGGAGACAACACATGGGCTGTGCCTGCTGGAGGTGGAGGAGGATCTTCACCGCTCACAACTAAAGGGGATTTATACACCTTCAGCACAGTAGACGCGAGACTTGCTGTCGGAACAAACGGGCAAGTGCTCACCGCAGACAGTGCGGAGGCTACAGGACTCAAGTGGGCATCTGCAGGTGCTAGTTCGGACACCCTTGCGGATATAACAGGTAGAGGTGCTACAACAGCAGTACAGTCTACCTTCACAGGTGGACTTCTTTCAGGTCAAGGTACAGCGCTTCTTCCGTCATATTCATTTAACGGAGACCCAAACACTGGAATGTGGTCACCGACAGCAGATGAAATGGCTTGGAGTACAGGAGGAGTCGAAAGAGTGAGAATAAAAAGTAACGGTCGTGTATCTATAGGTTTACTAACTCCTGCACAAGGGATTCTGCACACAGCAGGGGGATCAGTTATCCTTGGAGCAACCACTGGAGGAACTCAAAACGGAAACTTTCTCTTTCAAGAAAATGATAGGTATCCATCGTTTGCTTTGAGGAGTGGTACATCAAATAGATTCAACTTTACGACAGATGTAGTCAGTGGGGCTACGCTACTTACAGCCGACTCTACAATGACATTCAGGCACAATAACTCTTCGCCACTTGTCCTAATGGAGCTTCACCCAACGGAAGGGTTCATATTCAACAATACGGCAGATACTTCGCTTGATTTTCGAGTAGAAAGCGGAAACAACGCCAACATGATCTTCGCAGATGCAGGGACAGATAGGGTCGGAATTGGAACGGGGAGTCCATCAGCAAACCTCCAAGTCAAAGGATCAGGAACAACCACAGGAAAAGCCTTCTCAATTCTTGACTCTACTGACGCAGAGAAGTTTCTAGTATTAGACAACGGAAAGGTGAGCGTCAACGGAACCCAAGCAATCTACATTCCAGGAGGGAACTTCACAGGGACTTCGTACTACGGAGA